GGAGACAGTGTAGATCCAGGTGGATACTTCTATGTAGCGGCTACTATGGCTGCTGATGGTGGTACTGCTGGAGACATGTCTTTCAACATTCACTACATAATCAACTAGCACTAAAATTAGAGGGCAGCCTTCGGGCTGCCTTCTTTACAAGGAGAGTTTATGGCAAAAGATACACATGTAACTAAAGACGGTAGAACCGTTAAAAAAGGTTTGTATTATTATATGAACAGAGCAAAAAAATCTGGAAAGTCAAAACCAGGCAAAGGAACGGTAACAGATAAAGCTTTAGCTCAATCTGCAAAAACCGCATACTCAAATAAAAAAAAGAAAAAAACAATGGTAGGTTAGGAGATAATTATGCCACATACACCGACACATAAAAACAAAGATAAAAAAGATAAAAATAAAAATTTAGCCGCAATGTATGGTGATAAAAATGTTGTTACCAGAGGTGACGTTATTGCTGCTGCTATTAAAAATAAAAAGAAAAATACTTTAGTAGGTTAATGGCAAACAAAGAACACCAGAACCCATCTGGCGGTCTTAACAAAAAAGGTAGAGAATTTTACGGTGTAAAAGCACCAGTAGCAAAAGGCACAAACCCACGCAGGGTTTCTTTTGCGGCAAGATTTTCTGGCATGAAAGGCCCACTTGAAAAAGATGGCAAGCCAACAAGGCTCAAACTTGCATTAAGAAAATGGGGCTTTGGCAGCAAAGAGGCAGCATCAAAATTTGCTGCTAATAATAAAGCATCTAACAAAAAAACATTAGTAGGTTAATATGACATCAGTAGTAGAAATTTGTAACTCAGCACTTAACAGTTTAGGTGCTGCAAACATTACGGCACTAACAGAAGACTCTCGTAACGCAAGACTTTGCAATCAAAGATACGAACCAATTCGTGATGCAATTTTTAGAACGCATTATTGGAATTGTTTGGTTAAAAGAGTTGAGTTGGCAGCAGATAGCACAACTCCTGCATACGAATATGATAAACAATATACGCTACCAGCTGATTGCATAAGAATTTTGCAAATAGGTGGATTTCACAATGGATCATCTTCAATGCTTAGTGGTGGACAAACATATAAAGTTGAAGGTAAAAAAGTTATAACAGACGAGGAAGAAATATTTCTTACTTATGTTGCAAAAATAACTGACCCACAAGAATACGATACATTGTTGGTAGAAACTATAGCAGCCAGGTTAGCTGCTGAGTTAGCTTATGCAATTACTCAATCCAATACAGTTGCAACACAATTAGAGGCACTTTATAGAGAGAAGCTAAGAGAAGCACGATTTGTTGATGCATCAGAAGGCACTCCTTATGATGTTGATGCAAGTACATTTATTAATTCGAGGTACTAATGGCTAAAACAACTTTTGCTTTTTCAAGTTTTACATCAGGAGAGCTGTCACCAAGATTAGACGGCCGTATTGATTTAGAAAAATATTTTAGTGGCACAAAAACACTTGAGAACATGGTAATTCATCCTCATGGTGGCGCATCAAGAAGACCAGGCACAAAATTTATAAGTGAAGTAAAAGATAGCAGTGATTCGACAAGATTAATACCATTTGAATTTTCAACTACTCAAACTTACGTTATGGAGTTTGGTGATGAATATATTCGATTTCATAAAGATAATGGAATAATTACTGAAGCTGGTAAAACTATTTCAGCTATTACAAAAGCTAACCCAGGCGTAGTTACAGCTACTTCTCACGGTTATTCTAACGGAGACTATGTTATTTTATCAGGCATAGTTGGCATGACAGAATTAAATGGCCGTCAATTTAAAGTTGCAAACAAAACAACAAATACGTTTGAGTTGCAAGATATGACAGGTACAAATTTTAACACGTCATCACTCACAACGTACGCATCTGCTGGCACTGCTTTTAGAATTTATCAAATTGTTTCTCCATACGATAAAGACGATTTGTTTCAAATAAAATATGCACAATCTGCTGACGTTATGTACATTGTACATCCAAGTTATGCTATTCGTAAATTAACACGAACAGGTCACACGTCATGGAGCATAAGCACCGTATCAATCACAGGTAGTCCTAGTCCTGGACTAGCTTCTTCAAATAATTATCCTAGCTCTGTTACGTTCTTTGAACAAAGATTAGTATTTGCAGGCACTAACGATAATCCCCAATCATTATGGTTTAGTGTTGCTGGCTCTTATGAATCTTTTGCTACTGGCACCAATGCAACCGATGCTATGATTTACACGATTGCAAGTAATCAGGTAAATGCCATCAGATTTTTATCAAATCAATCACAATTACTTATAGGTACAACAGGCGGTGAATTTATTGCAACTTCTGGTACAAACAGTGAGCCAATTACACCAACAAACATACAGATAACAAGACAAACTAACTATGGATCTGCAAACGTTGACGCTGTACAAATTGCAAACGTCACTATGTTTTTACAACGTGCAAAAAGAAAATTACGAGAGATGGTTTACAATTATGAAGTAGATGGATTTATTGCACCTGATATGACAATCCTTGCAGAACATATTACCAAAGGTGGCTTAACGTCTTTTGCATACCAACAAGAACCAGACAGTATTTTATGGGCTACCAGGACTGACGGAACACTGTTAGGCCTTACATATCAAAGAAACGAAAAAGTTGTTGGATGGCATAGGCATATACTAGGTGGCTATAGTGACAGTGGTAAAACCATTGCACGATCTTTTAAAAGTTTTACTGCAAACTCAACAACTGTAAGCACAGCAAACGATACAATTACTATTAGCTCACACGGTTTTAGTACAGGTGATCCTGTTTATTATTTTACTGCAAGCAATGCCATAGGAGGCATAACAACAGATTTACTTTATTTTATCATTGCAACAGACAGCAACACAATCAAACTTGCAACGACATCTGCAAACGCAACAGCTGGCACAGCAGTTGATCTGACAACAGCACCAGGAACAAACACGACACAATATATATTTAAAGGTGTAAATTTAGCAACAAACGTTGTTTATTCAGCTGAACACGGATTATCAACAGGTGATCATTTTTATTATAATTTAGGTGGCACAGGACTCAGCAACATTACAGACAGGGCCAAATATTTTGTAAAAAAAATAGATAAAAACCAATTTAAAATTGCATTAGATAGAAATATTAAAACGTTTGTAGATTTACAATATGATGTAACAGTAACATCTGCACGAACAGACAAAATTTTATTAGATGCTGTAGTAGAATCAATTGCAGTAATTCCATCTGATCAAGATGAGTATCAACTATACTTATTAATAAAAAGATATGTAGATGGAGCTACAAAAAGATATGTAGAATTTTTAACAAATTTTGAATTTGGAGAAGCACAAGATAATGCGTTTTTTATTGATAGTGGTTTGACTTATGACAGCGTACCAACAACAACTATATCAGGACTTGATCACTTAGAAGGTGAAACAGTATCAATATTAGCAGACGGGGCAACTCACGCTACAAAAACTGTAAGTGGCGGCAACATAACCCTTGATAGGTCTGCGCAAAAAGTACATGTTGGATTGAATTATGATTCAATATTGCAAACGCTAAGAATAGAGGCGGGAGCTACACAAGGTGTAGCACAATCTAAAGTTAAAAGAATTAATGAGGTTACAGTAAGGCTACATAAATCATTAGGTGTTGAAGTTGGCGGTGACTTAGACAATATGGAAAATATACCTTTCCGTTCAAGTGCAGCTATTATGGGATCACCAATTGATTTATTTTCCGGTGATAAAAAAATAGAGTTGAGGGATGATTACAATGTTGATGGACATGTTTTTGTAAGACAAACACAACCATTGCCTTTAACAGTGTTGTCAATATATCCAGAGGTTACGGTTTACGAAAGTTAATGAACATAATACCATTTAAAGCGGATCATGCCAGGTACATAACAAGCAAGCGTATGAATAACGATTTAATGAAAGTGCGTCCTGAATATATGGATATGTTAGATCAACTTGAAAAACCTAACATGAGCTGGACTGGTATGGTAGATGATAAAATTATTGCTGCAGGAGGAATGATACTTATGTGGGGTAATAATTATGAGGGTTGGGTGATGGCAACTGAAGATATACACAAACACCCAATACAAACAGCAAGAATAATAAAAAAAATATTTAACCAAGTTATGACAGATAATAAGGTTGAAAGATTACAAACAACAGTAAGATCAGATTTTGAAACGGGTCATAAGTTTGCAAAATGGCTGGGATTACATTCAGAGGGTGTGATGAAAAAATATATGGACAACAAAGATTATGATTTATATGCGAGGATATTTTAATGGCTGATCCAGTAACATTGTTAGTAGCAGGATCAACTGTATTAGGAGCTGCTGGTCAGATTTCTGCTGGTAAATCAGCTGAACAAGAAGGTAGAGCAAATCAACAAATAGCAGAGCGTAACGCAATAAAAGCGGAACAAGATGCTCAAACAGCAATTGACCTTGGAAAAAGAAACGTTGCTATTTTTGAAAGAGATTTTAATGCACTACAAAGCAAAACAACAAGCTCATATCTTAAATCTGGCGTACGTCTAGATGGAACGCCATTAGAAGTTTTAGAAACCATGTATGCTGAAGCAGAGCTTGAAAAAGAAATAATCATGTATAACGCAAAAGTTGATAGTGCAGACAAAATAGAAACCGCAGTCATTGAACGTATGCAGGGTGCAGCTGCGTATGCTAGAGGTAAAAATGCTAAAAAAGCATCTTACCTAAATGCAGGATCAACATTACTAGGGGGAGCAGCTAAGATAGCATCATAATGGTAAAAATTCCAACATACACATCACAGTCACAACCTAAACAACCAATCACTAGGTCAAGACCTTTTATAAATACAAATCCGCAACAAGTAGGCAACGCTGTAACAAACTTTGCAAACGCTGCATCAGATTTAGCAATTACTGTTTACGAAAAGAACGAACGTATTGCTGATGACCGTTTACAAACTACAACAATGAACGATTTTAGTATTGAGCTAAATGATCTTAATAATAAATACAGTCAAAACAGTGATCCTACAAATGGTGCAAAAAATTATAAAGCAGACGCAGATGTAATCATTAAAAAATATTATGACCAGATTGCAGACAACAAACACGTTTCTGAATGGTTTTTTAATAAATCTAATGACATGGTTCGTGGCTATTATCCAAGCATTGAAAGTAAAATTTTTAAAAATAATACAGCCCGTGTATCAGAAGATCTTACTGACGAAAAATTTTTATTTTTTAACACCTGGTTAAATTCAGACAAAAATGACAATAGATTAATGAAACTGCAACAAGAGGACAATATTTTTGGCAGTGAAAACGTTATTGGTATTTATGACAAGCTTGTCAGAAAAGGCGTACCGCCAAATTTAAGTAAAGAACAATTTAACAAAAATTTACGAGATGAGTTATCTGTCTTGCATGCAAATCAACTTATTGCAAATGACCTTGAACGTTTTTATGAATTGTACGAGGGCGGAGCTTACAATTCATTAGATCCAAAAACAAATCAACAGTTAAAATCAGCAGCTGACGGACAAACAAAAAAATTAAGAACTGCAGCTGCAGCAGCTCTTACATCAGATGCATCATCATTAAAAGAAAACATTAAAGATGTTATTGACATTACAAAAGATAATTACATACCCAACATTGCAGAAATAAATGACCTGTTAGAAAAATCTGTCAATCTTGATGCACAATTAAAAAACAATGGCAAAAAAGGTTTAGACAGTGAAATACAGGATCTTACTAACGCACTAGATGTTTTTAGTTACATGGCTGATTTTAGAACAGCATCAATGGATGATATAGTTGCAGAATACAACGCTGTAAAAAATAATAATGTTGTAACATCAGGCACAGAAAATTTTAATTCATTAAATGTTTCAAAAGAAAAAGCCTTAGAAAAATACATAGATTTTAGAAAAAAAAATGAAGACAAAAATTTATTAAATGTTGGATTATCTGCTGGCATACCAATTTCACCGATTGATTTTTCAGAAGTTGATACTTTAGAACCATTACAAACTAGAGCTGTAGCGGCAATAGCAACAGCTGAATTATTTAAAAAAGAAGTGCCACAATTTTTTTTAGAAAACGAGAGAAATCAAATAGCATCAATACTTGCACAAGGCAGTGAGGAAGATGTAAAAAATTTAATTATAAACGTCAGTGCAATGTCTGGTGAATTTGGTCCAGCAGCTTTTGCACAATTATCAGATATTGATGGAGCTGACGGCATAGCCCACATAGGCACATTGTATAATGTTGCTGGTGGTGGCTCACATTTAGATGCAGCTATCAAAGCGTATGTTCTAAGAAACGATAAAAATACACAAGATATTGTTAATCAATATAAAACGACAAAATTTGAGTATTCTAATATTAAAACAGATGCTTTTAGCACATTCCAATTTAGTAATTTGTTTGATGACAGAAAAACATATGAAATGTTGAACGAGGCAACAGATTTAATTTTTCATGGTTTGTTATTGAGTGATCCTGCAACCGCAAAAAAATTTGATACTGGCTTAGAACCATCAGATAAAGCTAAGGAACATTTAATATTAGCAGCAAACATAGCAGCTGGTTATGTAAATGGTTATGGAGGCCTAGAGGATTACAATGGTTATAAAATTATTGTTCCAGGAGTAATGCACGGTAAGACCTATCATAAAAATGCAGATTTAGACAGCGGCTCTTTTTTAGGATTTGGCGGCAATAATACACTTGAAGAA